CGCTTGCTCACCTCAGACACGAGGTTGTGCTTGCTGTCTCTTTTGAAGGAGCGGTTAGCCGACGCGCTCTCTACACGCACGCCGTCTTTGTTGGAGCCGCCCTTATCCATAGCTACGATATGGGCAACGTCCTTACCGTCACCCTTGCTCACCTTGCCAGCCTTCATCAGCTTATTGCGGGCAGCGTTGCGGGCTACGCGGTTCTTCACCTGCTTCGGGCTGTCTTCATACTTGGCAGCGTTCTTATACTTGCGATCCTTGGGGTCTTTGTATGGCATCATCTTCTCCTGTAATGTTCACAACTAGTTACGGGGCACCAGCCGCATAGCGGGCCAGTTACGGCGTTCCAAACCCCCGTCTGGTGGGCACTAGCTAGGCGCTCCAGTTCAGGGTTAAACGTATTAATATAAGTGTCCCGCTGCGTGGCATCGTGGGTTGTCTTAACAAACTCGTTACTGACAACGAACGCTAGCGCCGACTTAATCCGCTGGAGCTGTGGGAAGTGCAGGAACGCAGCGCCAGCCAGTAAGTCTAGCTGCTTAGTGTCTGCGTACTTGGCGCTCTTGCTGGTCTTATAGTCAGCCAGCCATCCCCTACCCCGGTTTATAATGAGCAGGTCGGCAACGCCGCGCCACCACACGTCCCTGTCAAAGAACCCGCAGGGCTCGTAGCCAGCGTCCGTCTTCTTGACACCCAGCTTGAGCTCCGTGTGCTTCTCGCCCGGGATATTGCTAAAGGCAGATACAACAGGTTCGACAAACTTAAACTTGGCAGGGATGGGTGTGCCATCGCGCACGTATTCTTCAGCCGCCTTGTGTACTTCCTGTCCATAGAGCGTAGCAGGGCTACCTTGATCCCTAACGTCCTTGGCTACCTTGAGGTGGTAGTACTTCTTCGGACATTGGTCGAAGGTCTTAATACTACTGTAGGACCACGTAATCATGTGTTTAACAACCAATTTCCAACAATAATAATCGTGGCCCAAAAGCCAAGGCTAAGTAATATCAATACCAAGCAACCCACAATACCTAGCGGTTGCACCAACCCATCGTTATGTCTTAGTTTTTTGTCCATCTTGGTTGTATCCTAGAACAGCGCTAACCAGCCGAGTTCCCCATATACGAACCATAGAAGACCGGGACATCCCACGCTGTGCGCTGTATCGCATAAGACCGATGCTGTCCGTATGGTGTTTCATATAACGCTCTTCGTCTAGGCGGCGGGCCCAGTCCTGTACGGCCTGCATATCCTTTATGTCACGATCCTCGTTTGCCCGTTTGTATTTCCAAGTTTTTAGGTCTCTCATGTAGTTAAGGTAGTTCATGAGCGTATCGCTATTACTTTGCTAGGTGTTTCAATTCGTTCCCCAGCGGGTTGATAAGGCCAACCGTGGGATGCTTTAGGTGAGGGATCAGGATACCGCAAAGCCCACACGTTTTCCACATATTGCTCTTCGGAACCCGCCATACTCCGCAGGTTGCTCAGTACGTCTCTAGCTGTTTCTAACATCACTATCCTCCTGACATTCGCGTAGCACCGCAGCGTAGCCCGCGATATCAACTGCTGAATCCTCGTGGCCCGGTGTTTGAACAAGTCTAGCCAGTTTAACGGCTACCATGCAGCAAGCAACTTGGACTGGGGTGACGGGCATTCCAAGACAAACGGCCCAAAGGGCCGCAATCCTATCCATGTTCTGGCTCATGGGGCCATACGTCCGCCCCCGTTCCTTGATGACTTGGCTGGCTTTGAGCAGCATGTCCGATCCGATTGTCATTTCACCTTCCCCCGGTACTTTAGTGAACCAGCCTCGTTGTACGCCATACGGCGGTGCTCTTCGCAGTACGGGTACTTCTCTGTTTTCTTCTTGTCACAGTACATAAACCTATCCGTGTAGGGGTCACCCAAGGGCCAACGGCAGCTGTCTGCCTTAAGCGCCATAGTGGCGGTGCACGCATCACCTATAGGGACAGTCTCATTCACAACAGGTCTAAGCGGTATTGCCTTAGGCCGCGACCTAGTTTTGCATGGGCCTTTTAACTTCAGTTCCGCAGCAGGGCGAACAGGCTTAACCTTTTGTATCTTCTGCTTAACCGGTGCCCGCGCTGGTTCTCCCCGGGGCGATAGCTTCAACCTGTGGGCCTTACCGATAACTGCGTTCCTAGTCGCTCCAAGCTTGTCGCCAATACTCTGCGCGGTTCGCCCTTCGGCCCAGTATTTTACAATAAGTTTCTCTTTGTCCGGTGTCCAGAACGATGTCATTTCAGGTTGCCCCCCGACTTCACGATGTCCCCGCCGTACACATACGTACCCACGTGCTGCAACTTGAGGAACGGGTTGGCGTGGATTTTACCTCCGTGCTTCCTGAACAGTTCGCAGAAGTGGTAGTCTTCGGACAGCAGCGCCCCGCCTTCGTCAATGCTAGTGGCGAAGAACTCGTGGATCAGCGGCTTGGCATACTCGCCGTTCTCGTCCTTGAAAGATGCTACGCGGTACGTAGGCACATGGGGCTTCAGGTGTTCGAATACCCCTCGCTTGATTAGCATGAAGCCTGTACCAGCGTGGCGCACCTCGATCATACCCTCGGGGTCGGTCTCTGCGTGGCCTGTGCCGATCATGTTGAACACGAAAGACCCAGCGTAGTCCTGTAAGCCCTCCTTGCCATCCTTCGCGGCCTTTTCTACCCGTGCCCAGTCCACTTCCTTCTTGGGATAGATACCGCAGGCAACGTCCCGATCAGCAGCGAACAGAGTAAGCACAGCCTCGGCGGTGAACCCAACGTCGGCGTCGATAAACATAAGGTAGTCGTGGCCGCGTTCCAGAAACGTGTTAGCCAGATCGTTACGCGCCCGGGTAATCAGGCTCTCGTTCATCATCTGCGCCCAGTACACCTTCACACCCATGTCGCGCAGCTTGGACACAGCAGCGAGCAGGCCGCTTACGTAGTGCCCCGTGCACATGCCACCGTACATCGGCGTGGCAATCATGATGCTCGGCTTCTTCTCCGGGTCCTTAACGGCTACTTTAATTTCGTCGGTCATTATATTTTTTCCACATTTTCAAACTTGTCTACGTTTATCAAGACCACAGACTCTACGTCTTTTGGATCACCGCGATCATACCTGCCGCCCGTAGACACCGTGTGTTCAACAGGCAGCGTCACGCATCCTAGAAAATCCGCCCACTGGACTAACAGGATGGGAGTGAAGCCTTTACTGGCCCACTCACCCAGCGAAGTATATTTATCCAGACTAAACATGTAGGTACTGTACGCCTTATGTTTGTTCTTGCGTGTCTTTACGCGGACAATCGCCCTACCCCGTTTATTATGCGCCAACATGAAGTCCGCATGAGCGTCGAGAGGAAGCTTAATTGCATCGCACTTGATGTGTTCGCACAGCTTGTCCACCGCTACCTGCGCGTTGAGTATGTCTTGTCCGGTTTGGTAGAAAGGACTAGGGCCCGTCACGATCATTTCTCTTTCCTCACTATGTACTGGTAGCCCATGTGTAGGGGCTTCAGTTGTTCTGCAAATATGTTGGTAAAGGCATCAACAGCCAGCTTGGGTCTGTGCAGCACGTCGCGTTGTTCGCCCCATAGGTAGTCATCGAATACCATGACGCCTTTGTCCTTGAGCATCGGCCAAGCTACGCAAGCATCGGTAAGCACGTCAGGCGCGGTATGCGAAGCATCCACATAGATGAAGTCGAACTGCGGCCCACCGGCTAGCTTGGTAACTGCCTCGTAGGAAGTCATCTTGAACTTGAGCACCGCCCGTTCGGAGTGCTGCTCGCCTAGCAGGCGTAGATTATGGTCGTAGTTATTTTCGGCGTCTGACATCGCCAGTCCCATTTTAACATGCTCCTCTGCGCCTTCCCACGTATCAACAGAGATGAGTGTGCCGTCGTCTTCGAGCATGTTCTGAACGATCCACGCAGTGCTGCGTCCTTCGAACGCGCCCAGTTCCAAGAAACGTTTACGTCCCGGCAGAGAAGGGACCAGTTGTTCCCATATAGCGGGCGACCAGTGGAACCAGTCTTGGGTGAACTTGAAGTCGGTCATAGTTGTCCTAGTTTCTTGTATATGAGGTTCTTGGTTAGGGATTCTTGGACTCGGGCTAAGGCTTGGTTTTGGTACCCTGAGTACGTGGTGTTTGAAGGGGCTTGGGCTGGACCTTGGAACTGGGTGCCAGAAAACATATCCTTCTGCTCAGGGTCTGGGTTCAGCAGTTCCTGCATCATATCCCTGTGTGCACCGTCCAGCATTATCTTGCTGTAAACAGGCTTTATCGCGTCCTTATCTGCCTGTGACCCATGCTCATGGATACGTTCTAGTACCCGTCGCCATTTACCACCGGCCATTTCCTCGGGGTTAGACGCAGCACGCCTTAGGAATAGGTCTGTTAGTGGGTGTAGTTCTTCAGTGGTCACGCTTCGCTCCTGTTTTTGATAAGGCTTTCGTACATGAAGTGGTCAGACGTTTCCATCTTGCGTTTGTTTTCGACGGAGTACGTTGTCGTATCTATCTTGTAGCCCGGGTTTTTCGTGATCCGGTTGACTGTCCACGCATCGTCGTACCAGACGACACGGTTGTTAGGGTAGGCGTAGTAGTTGCCGTCGTCGCCCGCAAATAGGTGGGCGCACTTGTGTTCCGGCGTCTCGCTGAAGTTGGTATCCAGCAGGGCTTTGTTTTCCCACGCCCAGTCCAGCGTAAACATATAGCGCCCTATCCGTACCACCTTGGTTGGAGACAGCAGGTCTGCCCGCAGACCGACGAGACGTGCTCGTATCTGTACGTCGATGTAGGGGCTGAAGCAGTCCCAGTACAGTTGTTCCTCCAGTGGCAAGACGGGTGCGTCAGTCTTCCAGCAGAATGCAGTCAATGGTCGGCGCGTCCAGTTAACGCCGTTCTCCAAGAAAGCCTCGAACAACGGCGTGCGCTTTTCTATTGACGCAACGGTGTGAACGTCACATGGCGTGTGTTCACCATGTCCCTGCTCATGGTTGTACAGATACTCGTTACGCAAGTAGCAGGTGAAGGCTGGTAGGTTGTGGTTGAGGTAGCTCATTTTTTCTCCAGCGCGGCGTCGATCATTGCGCGGTACACGTCACCAGTATTCAACGTGTGGTGAACAATTAAAACAGCTTTTCCACCATCAAATATCATCTCCTCACTAGGCTCCCGCATGGCTTCTACGGCGGCGCGGGCGTATGGAATACAGTTCTGTACAGCGAAAGGATCATAGTCCCGGCCCACTTCTCCAAGCGCCTTTGTCGCAATAGCCTTCGCCACCCGTTCGATCATGTCCATCACAGCAAACACCCGATCAGAAATACAAACACAGAGATAATAATACCTAACGACACCATAGCCCCCGTAACACCCGCGAGCAGGGCACCCACCTTGAGCGCAACCCAACCCACAATAAACACGGCGGCCAGAAACACCCATATGGTGGCTAGAAACTTCAGTCCGCTTTTAATGTTCATCAGCACTCTCCATAGCTTTTGCCCGCACCTGCTTCGCAGTTAAGCGGTAGTTCCAGCGCCCAGTTGGGGCGCACACGCATGAACATCTGGATATTCTCCAGCGCAACGTCAACATCACCTTCGGGAAC